CAATCAAATTACAATTAAATATGAATATCAAGGAGACGAAGAAGAATATAATCCAGGCTGGGCACAAAGCAGTTGAGGAATTAATTAAAGTAGCAAAAGAAGCTATTGTAGATTCAGACGATGACATTTCTGCTGATAGACTTAAAAACGCAGCAGCCACAAAAAAGCTAGCTATATTTGATGCGTTTGAAATACTAAATAGAATACAAGCGGAAGAAGATATACTAAATGAAAAGCCTAAAGAAGAGTCTAAGGAAAAAACTTACAAAGGCTTTGCAGAAAGAAGAGCTAAGTAATGTACAAGCAAGATCTATACTCAGTTATAACTCCTGTAAAAGGCAATGTACTATCTAAGCGCAACAGCTTAAAAAACTGGAAATACGGATACGATAAAGATAACGACATAATTGTTATTAGTAATACCGGACAAATAGGGGAAATATATAATATACAAGGTTTAAAAATAGCTTTACCTAAGGCACCCAAAAAGCTAACTAAAGGTAATAATTTATGGAAGCCTGAAGAATACCCTAAAGAACTTAAAAGAATACAAAGCATATTTGAGTGGAAAGACTATCCGGATAGCTTTAAAGAAAAATGGGAACCCTATATAGATGAGCAATTTGAAAGAAGAGAAAACGGTTACTGGTTTCTTAACAACAATATACCTACTTATATTACTGGTACTCACTACATGTATTTGCAGTGGTCAAAAATCGATGTGGGGTTACCCGACTTTCGTGAATCAAACAGGTTATTCTATATATTCTGGGAAGCGTGCAAGGCAGATACACGTTGTTACGGTATTTGTTACCTTAAGAACAGACGTTCCGGATTTTCATTCATGGCGTCGGGGGAAACAATTAACCAAGCTACGGTGTCAAGTGATTCCAGATTTGGTATACTATCGAAATCAGGTGCTGATGCGAAGAAGATGTTCACGGATAAAGTCGTACCCATATCTATCAACTATCCGTTTTTCTTTAAACCGATCCAGGACGGTATGGATCGACCAAAGCAAGAATTAGCTTATAGGGTCCCGGCCTCTAGATTAACAAAAAGATCTATACAAAATACTGCTTCGGATCAGATAATATTAGAAGGACTAGACACTACTATAGACTATAAAAACACAGGGGACAATAGTTATGACGGTGAAAAGTTAAAGCTTTTAGTTCACGATGAATCGGGTAAGTGGGAAAGACCTAACAATATACTAAACAACTGGGGTGTTACCAAAACATGTTTACGGCTAGGTAGTAGAATTATCGGTAAGTGTATGATGGGATCTACTTCTAACGCACTAGACAAAGGGGGTAGCAATTTTAAAAAATTATATCAAGCATCGGATATAGCTAAAAGAAATAAGAATGGACAAACCAAATCTGGACTATATAGTCTGTTCATTCCTATGGAATGGAATTATGAAGGATTCATTGATAAATACGGAATGCCCGTATTCGATACTCCTGAAAAACCTTTAGAAGATCCATACGGCGACCCTATTGAGCTCGGAGTCATTGAGCACTGGAATAATGAGGCAGATGGATTAAAAGGCGACCAGGACGGCCTAAACGAGCATTACAGGCAGTTTCCACGCACAACAGAACACGCTTTCAGGGACGAGACTCAAAACAGCTTGTATAATTTAGTAAAAATATACGAGCAAATAGATTACAACGAAGACTTAAAACATTCAGGAGTATTAACGCGTGGAAGTTTTAGTTGGGAAAACGGAATAAAAGACACTAAAGTTAAATTTACGCCTAATCCTCAAGGAAGATTTAATATTTCTTGGGTGCCAAGTTTAAATTTACAAAACAAACAATATGTTAAGAATGGCTTTAAGTCGCCAGGCAATGATCACATTGGTGCTTTTGGCTGTGATAGTTATGATATTAGCGGCACAACAGATGGCAGAGGGTCTAAAGGCGCTCTTCATGGACTTACAAAGTTTTCAATGGAAGATGCTCCCCCTAATACCTTTTTTCTTGAATACCTAGCTAGACCTCAAACAGCGGAAATGTTTTTCGAAGATGTATTGATGGCTTTAGTGTTTTACGGTATGCCTTTGTTGTGTGAAAACAACAAACCTAGACTTTTGTATTATTTAAAAAGGAGAGGATATAGAGGTTATTCAATGAATAGGCCGGATAAGCTTTGGAATAAGTTGTCCAAAACAGAAAAAGAAATTGGAGGAATACCGAACTCTAGTGAAGATATAAAGCAGGCACACGCCGCTGCAATTGAATCTTACATAGATAGATATGTGGGAATAAAGGAAGACGGACAGCATGGAGGAATGTATTTTAATACAACGCTAAATGACTGGGCTAAGTTCGATATTAATAACAGAACTAAATTTGATGCAGCTATAAGCTCAGGGTTAGCTATAATGGCTGTTAATAGAAATTTATATAGCCCAGCCGCTGAAAGACAAAAGCAAAAACTAAATTTAAAAATAAGCAGATACTCCAATGCAGGAAGTGTTTCGAAATTAATAGAAAAATAAAAATATGGCTGAGTCAGTTATAACAAGTTATTTTCCGAGCCAAATAGCTAGCGATTCTGAAAAGATGAGTCTAGACTATGGAACTAGAGTAGGTAGAGCGATAGAGAACGAGTGGTTTCGTTCTGATAATGGTATTGGTCGTTTTAAAAGTAATCAAAACACTTTTCATAATTTAAGATTATACGCAAGAGGAGAGCAAGGAGTGCAAAAGTATAAAGATGAATTATCTATAAATGGGGATTTATCCTATCTTAATTTAGATTGGAAACCTGTACCTATAATACCTAAGTTTGTAGACATATTAGTTAATGGTATATCAGAGAGAATGTTTGATGTTAAAGCTTATTCTCAAGATCCTTATGGTGTAGACAAAAGAACTAAGTATATGGAATCTATACTTAGAGATATGCAAACGAAAGAACTAGGCGAATACGTAGAGGCTGAATTCGGCGTTAATTTATTCGAAAATAATCCAGAGAATCTGCCTAAAAATAAAGAGGAGCTTAGCTTGCACATGCAACTGTCTTATAAGCAAGAGGTTGAATTAGCTGAAGAGCAAGCTATAAATACATTGCTTCAGGGCAATAATTACGACCTGATTAAAAAAAGATGCACGTACGACCTAGCTACTATAGGCATTGCTGCAGTTAAAAATGGATTTAGTAAATCTGAAGGGGCTACTGTCGACTACGTGGATCCAGTTAATTTAATATGGTCATATACGGAGTCTCCTTATTTTGACGATATATATTATGTGGGAGAAGTTAAAAGTGTTCACATAAATGAGTTAAAGAAACAATTTCCGTTTTTGACTAATGAAGATTTAAAAGAAATATCTAGTCAGTCATATCAAAATAATGGTTTTTACGATAGAACTTTAACTAATTACGACGAAGACGATTCTAATACGGTTCAGGTTTTATATTATAACTATAAAACTTATGCTAATGAAGTATATAAAGTAAAAGAGTCTGCCACAGGCGCTGCAAAATTAATACCGAAAGATGATCAGTTTAATCCGCCTGAGGAATTATATGTTGAATATGGTATACAAAAATTGTCTAGATCATTAGAAGTTTTATATGAAGGAGTTAAAATATTAGGGGGTAAAACATTAAAGTGGGAAATAGCTGCTAATATGATACGTCCAAAAAGTGATTATACTAAAGTAAAAATGAATTATAGTATAGTCGCTCCAAGAATGTATAAAGGGCGTATAGAAAGTATTGTATCAAGAATAACGGGGTTTGCTGACATGATTCAGTTAACGCATTTGAAGTTACAACAAGTATTATCTAGGATGGTTCCGGATGGGGTTTATCTTGATGCAGACGGCCTGGCTGAAGTAGATTTGGGTAACGGAACAAACTATAATCCGCAGGAAGCATTAAATATGTTTTTTCAAACAGGTTCAGTGATAGGTAGATCGTTCACGCAAGAAGGTGATATGAACCCAGGCAAAGTGCCTATACAGGAATTACAGTCTGGATCTGGTGGCGCTAAAATGCAATCATTAATTCAAACATATAATTATTATATGCAAATGATTAGAGACGTCACCGGGTTGAATGAAGCAAGAGACGGAAGTACTCCGGACGCTAGGGCTTTAGTGGGTGTGCAAAAATTAGCAGCGGCAAATTCTAATACGGCTACTAGGCATATATTAGACTCCACTTTGTTTTTAGCTCAAGACCTTTGTGAAAACTTGTCCTTGAGAATATCAGACATAATAGAATATTCTCCAACTAAAGAAGCATTTATACACAAAATAGGCAATCAAAATGTAGCAGTGTTAGAAGAAATGAGCGACTTGTATTTATATGATTTTGGTATATTTATAGAATTGCAGCCTGATGAGGAACAGAAAGCTGTATTAGAAAATAATATACAAACAGCATTACAGGCAGGTTTAATAGATCTTACTGATGCTATTGATTTAAGAGAGATAAAAAATATAAATTTAGCTAATCAGCTTTTAAAAATAAGAAGAGTTGAAAAGCAAGAAAGAGATCAACAAACACAACAACAAAATATTGAAGCACAGTCTCAAGCTAATGCTCAAGCTCAGCAAGTAGCTGCTCAAGCTGAGGTGCAAAAGCAGCAAGCGTTAACTCAGCAAAAAATGGAGTTAGCTCAGATGCAGGCACAAATTGATTCGCAAAAAATGCAAGCTGAAGTTGCTGCTAAAAAAGAATTAATGAGTCTTGAGTTTCAAATGAACATGCAACTTAAAGGCATGGAGGTGCAAGGCAAAAAATCGGAGTTAGCGGAAAGAGAAGATAGAAAAGACGAAAGAACTAAAATACAGGCAACACAACAAAGTGAGTTAATAGATCAAAGGCAAAACGATTCAATGCCCAAAAACTTTGAATCATCAGGCAATGATGTACTTAACGGTAATTTCAATTTAGGATCCGGTGATCCTAGGTAATAATAATAGTAATAATTATATAATATTTTATCATGGAAGAAGAAGTAAAAACCGAGGTCGAGAAAACTGAAGAAACTCAACCTCAAGAAGCATCTCCTATTACACAGGAAGATAGCGGATTAATTAAAGTAGACTTAGGTCAATTAAACAAAGTAGAAGCAAATGCCATTCCAGAGCAAGAAACAAATGCAAGCGATGTTCCTGTCAAAGAATCCGAAAACACAGAAAGTAGCGAAGAAGTGGTTCCAGAAGTACGGGAGCCCGTTTCAAATGAAGAGCAATCCGTTTTACAAGAAATAACAGACGAGGAAGTACAAGAGCAAGTAGAAGAAGTAAAAGAGCAAGTTGCGGAAGCTATTGAAAATCAGGAGCCTGGAATAGATTTACCTGAGAATATTCAAAAAGTTGTAGACTTTATGAATGATACGGGCGGAAGTTTGAAAGACTACGTAAATCTAAACACAGATTATGCATCTTTAAATGAAGATCAGTTGCTACGAGAGTATTACGAAAACACTAAGCCTCACCTAGATTCCGAAGAAATAGGGTTTGTTATGGAAGACAAATTCAGTTTTGACGAGGACATGGACGAGGATAGAGATATACGCAGAAAAAAATTAGCTAGAAAAGAAGAGTTAGCAAAAGCTAAAAATCACCTAGAGAGTTTGAAAGGCAAATATTACGAAGAGATAAAAGCTGGGTCTCGGTTAAACCCAGAACAAAAAAAGGCGGTTGAATTTTTCAATCGTTATAACCAAGATAGCGAGAAGTTGACAGGGGATAGAGAAAAGCAAGTTTCTATATTTAACGAAAAAACTGAAAAAGTATTTTCTAATGAATTCAAAGGTTTTGATTTCGAAGTTGGAGAAAAAAAGTTCAGGTATAAAGTTAATGATGTAGAAGGAGTTAAATCTAAGCAAGGAGACATTTCAAATTTTGTTAAGAAGTTCTTAAACGATAAAAACGAAATGGCAGATGCTAAAGGTTATCATAAATCTTTATTCACAGCAATGAACCCTGACGCAATTGCAAATCACTTTTACCAGCAAGGTAAAGCTGACGCAATGAAATCAAGCATGGAAAAAGCTAAAAATATTGACATGAATCCGAGAGGGACGCATGAAGATGTTAAGCCGCCTAACGGGTGGAAAGTTAGATCTGTGCCGGGAAGTAATGACTCAACTACGAAGCTTAGAATTAAAAAGAGAAAATAATAATTACTAAACTTTACAAATAATGGCAAATGGATCATTTACTGGGAGTGCAGCGGCTTTAGCGCACTTAACTCCTAGACCAACACAAACGTTGTTTAACGACAACTACCTGGCCCTTGGGGACATGGATTTTACACAACAATTCTTACCAGAAGTATACGAAAAAGAAGTGGAGCGTTACGGAAACCGTACAATCTCTGGATTCTTACGTATGGTAGGAGCTGAAATGCCTATGGCTTCTGATCAAGTAGTATGGTCTGAGCAAGGGCGTTTACACATTGCTTATGACGACGTTACTGTTGTATCAGCAACCTCAATTACAATTCCAGCTGCTGCTGGAGCTACTAGCAAAAACCTAATCGGACCTGGAGATACTATCGTTATCGCTGATTCTACTGGATTAACAGTTGAAAAAGCTTACGTTAGCGCTGTGTCTGTTGCAGGAAACGGAGTAGCTACTTTAACAATTGCAGGATATGCAGGAGCTGTTACAGTTACCGGTACTGGAAATGTAAAAGTATTCGTATACGGATCTGAATATGCAAAAGGAACTTCAAATGCAGGAACTTCTATTGATGCTGCTTTCGAACAGTTCAGCAACAAGCCAATCATTTTACGTAACAAGTACGCGGTAAACGGGTCTGATACGGCACAGATTGGATGGGTAGAAGTAACTACTGAAGCTGGAACTTCAGGGTACTTATGGTACCTAAAGTCTGAGCACGAATCACGTATTCGTTTCGAAGATCACTTAGAAATGTCTATGATTGAAGCTGAAAAAGCTGCGGCACCAATTACGCCAGCTGCTGGATTAGGAGGAGGAACTGAAATTACAGGTTCTGACGGACTTTTTGCTGCTTTAGAAAACCGAGGTCTTGTATATACAGACGCGGATTTTGGAAGCGGAGCGGATTTAGGATTAAGCGATTTTGACGCTATACTAGGAGAACTTGATAAGCAAGGAGCTATCGAAGAGAACATGTTGTTCTTAGATCGTTCAACTTCTTTAGGTATTGACAATATGTTAGCGGCTCAAAATTCTTACGGAACTGGAGGAACATCTTACGGTGTATTCGAAAATTCAGAAGATATGGCGCTTAACTTAGGATTCAGTGGTTTCCGTAGAGGATCTTATGATTTCTACAAAACAGACTGGAAATACTTAAACGACGCTACAACTAGAGGATTAGTTGGAGACATTGAAGGTGTGGTTGTTCCTGCTGGAACTTCAACAGTTTACGATCAAATGTTAGGTAAAAACATCTCAAGACCTTTCTTACACATCCGTTACAGAGCTTCTGAAGCAGATGATAGAAAAATGAAGTCTTGGATCACAGGATCTGTAGGTGGAAACTTTACAAGCGACGAGGATGCAATGAACGTTCACTTCTTATCAGAAAGATGTTTATGTGTACAAGCTGCAAACAACTTCATATTATTGAAGAATACTGCAACTACACCATAATTAATTTATTAGTGTGCTGGGGATCATTGGTCCCTGGCCACTATTTTTATCAATTTTATAATATTATATCATGGCAAACAAGAAAAAGCCCGTAGCTAAAAAAGCTGCACCACAAGAACCTATCACAGATGGGTTACCAGTACAAATAGAAAAAGCAGAACCCGTGACAGTTAAACCGTCAAAACCGGCAAAACCAACGTGGGAATACAGAGATCGAACTTATGTTTTAAAAACCGGTAAGTCTCCGCTTTTATATACATTACCTTCTAAACATTCTCAAAGAAAACCTTTATTATGGTTTGACCCAGAAAAAGGGTTTCAAAGGGAATTACGTTATGCTACTAATCAGAAGTCTCCCTTCGTAGATGAACAAAAGGGATCTGCAACATTAGGTAGAATATCTATGCGGAACGGCTTAATCAAAGTAAAAAAGGAAGATGTATCTTTACAAAAATTACTATCTTTATATCATCCACTGAAAGATAAAATATATTACGAATTTGATCCAGTGCAAGTTTCTGTAAATGAACTAGATTGGATTGAGTTAGAACTTGAAGCATTAACTTTAGCTAAGGATATGGAAATTGACACAGCTGAAGGAATATTAAGAGCTGAATACGGTAGTGCAGTTAATGATTTATCATCTAGTGAATTAAAAAGAGATCTAATGATATTTGCCAAAAGGCAACCTGCGTTATTTATAGAATTAGCTAATGACGACAACGTTCAATTACGTAATGTAGGTATTAAAGCTGTAGAGGCTAGGATAATAAACTTATCTGCTGATCAAAGAACGTTCACTTACGGCGAAGGTAATAGAAAGTTAATGACTGTACCTTTTGACGAGCACCCTTATAGCGCTTTAGCTTCATTCTTTAAGACAGATGAAGGCATGGAGGTTTATAAGGTAATATTAAAAAGACTTTACTAAGTCACTTTTATAGTAGCTAGGCTGCTTAACGGTGGCCTAACTATTATAATAATAAAAAAAGAAAAATGAGCGTAAATATAAACACTGTTTATCAAAGAGTACTAGCTGTACTTAACAAAGAGCAACGAGGGTATGTTACGCCTCAAGAATTTAATTTGTTCGCAAACCAAGCACAGTTGGATTTGTTTGAACAATATTTTTACGACATTAATCAATTCGGTAGAATACCAGGGAACGAAACCGAATATTCTGATATGGTAGATCTTTTAGAAAAGAAATTAGCTATATTTGAAACATCTACAGACCTGGTCGCTTCAGCGGGTAAATTTACTTTACCTTTAGATATGTACAAGCTGGGAGCTATCTTATATAATAATATAGAGGTAGAAAGAATTACTCCTAAAGAATGGATACTAATAAACCAATCTCCCTTAGCTAAGCCTAATAATCATAGACCTATATACAAAACATCAGGAACCAACTTGATAGAAGCTAAAGGCGATGCTGTGCTTACATCCGGGGTTAGCGCCCAATACGTTAGAAAACCTGCCTCTGTAATATGGGCACACAAAACAATATTTAACGAGCCTTTGTATGATCCTACGAATAGTATCAATTTTGAATTAGACGTTTCAGAAGAAACAGAGTTAGTTATAAAAATACTAGAGCTTTGCGGTATATTAATAAAAGATTTAGGGCTATATCAAATATTCGACAAAGAAGATCAAGAAACAATACAACAACAAAAATCATAATATATGGGTTTAATAACACAAACTGACGAACAATATTACTTAGGCCCAGACGGAATATGGAATAGCTTTGATGAAGATTATGGCAGCTATCAATTTACTTCTATAGGAGATGTTATAAATAACTTTATGATTTCTTATGTAGGGCTAGAAAAAAATATAGCTAAAGTAAAAAGAACAGAGGTAGCTTTTCATGCGCAAAGAGGATTACAAGAATTTAGCTTTGATATATTGCCTTCAATTAAATCTCAAGAGATTGAAATAGGGCCAACCTTAAACTTTATTTTACCTAAGGACTACGTAAACTATGTAAAACTAGTTTGGGTGGATTCTAAAGGCATAGAACGCATCATATACCCAACTAGTAAGTCTTCTAATCCACTGCCTATACTTCAAGATTCAAATTTTGAATACTTATTCGATGAGCAAAGCTCGGAAATACTAACAGCAGAAGAATCCGAAACTAGAAAAAAATTCCAAAAACAAAACACTAATAACACCGACAGGGAAAGCTTAGGAGATAGACTTAATCAAGGAGGCTGGGGAAGAAGATATGGGCTTTCGCCAGAGCAAGCACAGTCTAATGGTGTTTTT